GGTTAAGTTTTTAATTGGTTTTAAATATCTTTCTAGGTTATCATGGAACACCATTCTCCAAGGTGATCTCATGTTTACTGATTCAGATAAAAAAGAAGAAACCATTGATGGTATGAAGTGTATTACCTTCCAACCTAACACTATTAAGTATGCAGTGCAGAAAGATTCTGAATTAGGTAAGACTATTGGTGATGCAAAGATGGGTATTGTGTTTCACACTACCTACACAGGTGGAACGATTGAAGATTTAAGTGCATCCTTTGGTGCAAACATTTCTAGTTTAGGACACAGCAGAGATGTTTGGATTGATGATGCAAAGTATAAAGATGAATCAGGTAGTTCATCTATGACTGCAAAAGAAAGTGTTGAACTTACAAAGGTATTAACAGACGTAGGAAAACAGTTTCATCTGATTAAAAAGAAAGACTTAGATACTTTTAGAAAAATACAAGACACTGTTGCTGCAAAGTCAGCTGCAGGTGCATCATACAAGACATACACTAATGGATTAATTAGAGGTAATAGTTTTAAACCTACCTACGAAGGATATATTACACACTTTGAAAGTTATTGGACTGATAAAGTAGTTGGTAAAGTAAAACAAGAAAAAACAAAACAGATGAAGAGAGAGATTGGTGAACAAGTATTAAGAGAACTCAGAAGTTTGAAGAACTTTCTAATTGCACTCACCAAGTTTCAAGAGAAGATTGTAGAGGCAAAGAGTATTATTATAAACTCTCTAAATAGAATAAAGTCAATCGGAACTTTTGTAGAAACAGATAAAGGATTGAAAGCAGTAAATCCTGAAGGATATGTTTGCATAGACATTAATGGTAAGGCTGTCAAGTTTGTTGACAGATTAGAATTTAGTCAGAATAACTTTACTGCAACAAAGAACTGGAGTAAATAGTGAAATCTTTTAGAGACTTTTTAGAAGAACAAGAACTTAATGAAGTAGATTCACTTGCAACTCGTATGAAGAAACGAGCTGCATTTCGTAAGAACAAAGGAAAGATTCTTATGAAAAGAAAACGTGCAATGAAAAAGGCACAGATGAATCCTGAAAAGTTAAAAACGAAAGCTGAAAAACAAGCACGAAATATTCTAATTAAGAAAATATTAAAGGATAAGTCTAAGTCAGACTTATCGTTAGGTGCAAAAGCAGAATTAGAAAAACGATTAGAAAAGAAAAAGGCATTCATTCAAAAACTTGCAAAAAGAATTCTACCATCTGTTAAAGCAAAAGAACTAAAAAAGACACAAAAGAAAGATGAAGGTGAAGAGTAGTGAAATCATTTAAACAATTTTTAGAAGAAGAGTTTGCATTACCAAAGTATCCTATGCAAACAAATATCAAGTTTAAAAGAGATGACTGGGTAGTGGGTGACCCCACAAAAGCATTCGAATACGACACTTCAAAAGATGGTTATGAAAACATGGATAAAATGGATGACATGGTAGACCAAGACCGAGAGAAAATGAAAAGAAAAAGAAACAGTTTTGAAAATTTAACCGAGGCAAAAGGTAAAGGTGTAGTATTTACCTTTGGAAGATTCAATCCACCTACCACAGGACATGCAAAACTTGTAGATAAACTTACAAAGGCATCCAGTGGTGGTTATCAACCTCTATTGTTTACTTCACATTCAAATGACCCTGTAAAGAATCCTTTATCTTACAAAGACAAAATCAAATACCTCAAGAAGTTTTTCAAAAATGTGACTGTCGTAGAAACACCTGCACGTCAGATTTTTGAAATACTTACTTACCTCTATGATAAGAAATACACCAACATTCGTATGGTCGTAGGTTCAGACAGAGTTAAAGAGTTCGAAAACATTATCACCAAATACAACAATGTAAAAGGTAGACACGGTTTCTACAATTTTGCAGAGATTACAATTATCTCAGCAGGTGAACGTGACCCTGATGCAGATGATGTATCAGGAATGAGTGCATCTAAAATGAGAATGTTTGCAGAGAAGGGTGACTTCGAATCATTTAAAGAAGGTGTTCCTACTAAAAACAAATCAGATGCAGAGGGTTTATATAAAGCAATTCGTAAGGGAATGAAACTCATAGAGAACGAACTTCCCGACTATATGATTGAAGACCTCATACAAGAGGGTGTTTATGACCCAGGCATATTCAAAGCAGTATTCCTTATGGGTGGGCCAGGTAGTGGTAAGTCCACTGTGGTCGATAAACTAAACCTTAAAGCACTTGGTCTTAAACTAGTTAATACAGATAAAGCATTTGAAGTTGGTCTAAAGAAAGCAGGGATGACACTTGACCTTAGAGGTGCAGACTTTAGTAAAGTAGACCCTATCCGTGCAAAAGCAAAACAGATTACTGGAAAGAATATGGATAACTATATTGAAGGTAGACTTGGATTAATCTTTGATACCACAGCTGCAAAGAAAGAAAAGATTGTCACATATAAAAATATGTTAGATGCACTTGGATATGAATATAAGATGGTATATGTAAACACATCATTAGAATTTGCACAAGAACGAAATGCAGAGAGAGCTCGTAAACTACCACCTGAAATTGTTCAATCAGATTGGAATGCAGCTCAAAAAAATGCAAACGATTTTAAAAGGTTATTTGGTAAAGATTTTGTTGAAATTAAAAACGATGATACTAAAAAAGCATTAGAACAAAAATCATCTGCACTCTACGGTAAGATGTTAACATGGACATCTAAGTTTCCATCTAATAAACTTGCATCTAAATGGAGAGAAATAGAACTCCTTAAAAAGAAAGGATAAATACTATTATGTTAAATATGATTTTAGAAAAATTTAAAAAAGCTGCAAGACAGGATAAAGACATCGAAGATAGAGATGGAACTCAACCTGCAAAATACTATGGTAAGGATGCAGAGGGAGACGAAATGTCTAAGTCTACTAAACAAGACCGTGCAAGACACTTTGAGAAAGGTGCAGAGAAGGACGATAACGACTCTTCTGCATACAAACCTGCACCAGGCGATGCAACTGCAAAGACTAAACCTTCACAACACACTAAGAAATTTAAAAAGATGTTTGGAGAAGATGCACAGGCAGCTGCCAAACTCAAAGCAAAACAGGCAGATGAACTAGAAAGACTTAAAGACAAACAGACAGATGAGTTAGAAGCACTCAAAGATAGACACGAGAGACAAAACGAAACTCAAAAAGATAAAGACACTACTGAAAAGGAAAACGAGACTCTTCAAAAACAAAGAGATGCAGAAAGAAAAGCTGCAGAGAAAGAAAGAGAAAAGGCAATGGAGTCTCTCTTAGATACACTTGATACACTACCCGATGCAGAAGACTCTACACACTTAAGTGAGTTAGAGGAAGGAGATGCAGATAAATCACTTGAAAGTAAAGCATCGAAGTCAGGAATTGCAGTTGGTATTCTAAAACAAGTGTATAAGAGAGGAGTAGCTGCATGGAGAACAGGTCATAGGCCTGGGACTACCCCTGAACAGTGGGGACATGCAAGAGTTAATTCCTTTATCACAGGGGGTAAGACAAGAACCACTGCTGATGCAGACCTATGGAAACAACACTCAGGTAAAAAAGAAGAAGTCACAGAAAAAAGACTTGCAGATAGACAAAGAGAAAAAACTAAGTCTCAACAAAAGGCACATCAAAAAGCAATGATGAAGTCTGCAAGAGACTCTATTAAGAAATATCAAAAGGGTAAAAAAGAAGAGACTGAAGTCGAAGAAGAAAGAGATTACAAAAAAGAGTATGCAAACTACCATTCTCAACCTGAACAAATCAAAAGACGTGCAAAGAGAAATGAAGCACGTAGGTTAATGAAGAACAACAAAGATATTAAGGGAAAGGACGTTCATCATAAAGATAACAATCCTATGAATAACGATAAGTCTAATCTATCAATAGTAACACAGAAATTCAACAGAACAGAACCAAGACTCAGAACAGAAGTTTTGGATAAATCAGCAACTCAACAAGACTACATTGATGATTTCCTGAAGTCAGATGCACCTCAATTTAAAGGTAAGACAAAGGATAAGATTATTAAGATGGCAGTTGCAGCTTACAACGAGAGGAACAAATAATGACAGGTAATAAAAAAGATAACGGTGTATGGGAACAAGGAACTGACGAAACTAGATGTGCATATCAAGATGACACACCTGGCCAGAAGGTAGAATCGTTTATTAAAGAAAATCAAAAAACTAAAAAGGATAATACAAAGAAACAGTTTAGTCAAGTGTTTCAAAATCCATTGAAAGGTTTTCCATACAACGAAGAAATCAAAGTTACAGAAAAGAAATAGGCTAACAAATGGCACAATATAGCAAGTATACCAACGCATATCTACCACAACAAACTACTAATCACGAAGTAGTGATGTTATCAGACCAAGATGGTAATATTATTAACTCATTCGCTGCAGCTTCTAATATTGTTATCTCTGCTGGAGATTTGACAGGTTACTCTGCTATCAACA